CCACCGTTTCTACGCATAACTGTCTTCATGAGACTTACTAGACGCTTGGTGAACTGGTTGGCATTGGCATCACTATCGAACACAACAATGTTGCGATCAACAGCAGCTGCCATTAGTGTGTGCCAGCCGTCATCATTCATCTTCTTTACGAAAGAAGCTTCTAGAACTTCCATAGCACGACCAACAACGTCCCAGCGAGCATCACGAGCATACTTCAAGAGATAGTCGATTGAAGCGCCGATGTCATAGGTTGGAACCATGACGTAATCGCTTTCAACGTGACGCTCTGGAATATATCCATGATTTGGTACAGTATAGGCAACGAAGTCCTTTTCTGTACCTGGGGCGATAAAGTCTAATGGAAATTCTGGAGTAGCACTTTGAGCCAATTGAATTGGTTCGAAAATGTTATCAAGAATGTTACCACTGAGTAGACCTTGACGAAGGGGTAGTTCTAGAGCCTTAGCAAACTCCCTATTAGCTGCTAAAGCTACCTCTCTGTTTGGCGAACCAGAACGAACCAAGAGGTCTGTTACTTCTGGTGTTGGTTGAAATTTCGACATGTTTATTGCTCTCCCTTAAAATCAGGTAATGTTGACATCTAGTTTAACGTAACCATCTGCATCTTTACTGCTTAAGAATGTACCAATCTTGGCAGCATTTGAACTACTTGTTCCGATGAGACCATTTGCACCAACATAAGCGCTAACGCCAGCTGTTGGAGTAGTACCACCTACAAGCATGTTTGTGGTTACTTGTCCCTGACGAAGTAGTGTAACCTTGCCACCAACCTGCATCTCATCTTTATACCAGTTGATATGCTGTCTGGTTAAGTCAATGTTTACAACGTCGTTAAGTAGAATACCCACTGGTACAGCGCCTGAGGCTGCTGAGGCATAGCCAACAACTGCGTTAGCATCATCCATAGCAACTCCAGCACCGCCTGTAACTACAGAGGCTACGCCACCTCTTTCAGCAACGGTGTTCATGAAGAACGAGATATCTGTGCGAGCTTCAATACGATCTGGTTTAAGAGCCATTTCATTTCTCCCTATTAAGGTATGTTATTTCTTGCCTAATCTGCTACTAACAAATTCTACTAATGCTGCTCTGGTGGTTTCTGCCGATGATTCAGCGTCTCCACCAATGCCAAGATTCACTTCTGCTTCAACTTCAACCGTGTCTAGTACCTCTGGATCAGCAGAAGTTTCGGATGCTTTCTTTTTCTCTTTAGTTTTTGTATCTTCTTCTTTATCTTCGTCTTTCTTAATCTTTTCCAACCATGGTGGCATCTTACCAGCAAATAAACTGGTCATAGCCTCGAAAGCATCATCAGTCATAGTTTCAAATTTTTCTACAACGGTTTCTGCTGACTCAGCATCAAGACCGTTATCTGTTAGAGAAGCTTTTCTTTTCATCTTCTTTTCTTTTTTAGCCATTTCTTCTTCTTTCATCTTATAACCAGCAATGGCTTCTAGAGCAGCGTCTAGTTCGGATTTCACTTTTTTCATTTCTTCGTCTTTTTTTGCCATCTCTTCTTTTGTTTTTTTGGCTGCTTCTGTCTCTTCTTCGTCCTCTTCGTCGTCCTCTTCTTTCATCTTCTTAGCAGCTTCCGTCTCTAGTGTTTTGATAACGTCAAGCTGTGCAACAACCTGAGTTTCAAGCTCAGCAATTCTTTGAGTTAATAACTCAACACTGGCTTCTGTGTTGGTTGTTTCAGTAGTTGTTTCTGCAATCACTTCTGTGACTGTCTCCTCGACAGGGGCTGTAACCTCGACAACTGATTCTGCTTGTGTTTCGTTTAAACTCATAGTGTTATTCTCCACATTTAAGGTTGACTGAATATTTGATACACCTAGATTTGATAAATCTGTTAAATTTTCTAAAATATTAGCAATAGAACTTTTGGGCATTACATCTTTAGTAAATATTATACTATCTGGATTAGCTGGTTTGTCAACGAATCCTTTGCCTGAAAAGGTAATATTTCTTAATACTCTTCCAATTTTATAATTATCATGTTCTCCTAATCCGCCATATGCTTTTAAGTGCTTAGTAAGGAATGCTGTAGTAGCATTTCTATCTAAAATTTTATATTCGCCCGTAGACTTATTTAATAATCCATAATCAAAACCCTGGAAGAAACACTCCATGCTAACATATTTCTCCCCAGATTCGATTTCGGTAATTAGTTGGTTGGTTCTGTCAACAAGGTCTTGAGAAGAAAATGCCTTGTAAACCACAGAGCCTGTTAAAATATGAAATTTATCGGGTAAATTTTCTATTGGAGTATTTTCATCAATTAATACTCCGTCGTCTGTAATTGGCCAATTAGATGTTATATGGCCAACTATAATTTTTTCATCATGATTTAAATTTGTTGGTTTATCTTCAGGAGTATTTTTAGCTGCCCAAACTTCATTTTTGTCAAAAATATCATCATTTTTATTCCAATTAGATGTGACTAATATAGATTGAACATAATATAAATCGCTGTCATTTAACGAAGCTAAACTCTTGATGTGCTTAACGCTGTGATTGATTCTGTGAGAGGGCTCAACTACGCAAGCGTAAGATATTGATGCAGAAGCTTTGATTTGTTCTTCCAAACCATCTTTTATTTCTTGTTCAAAAATATGCATGTTATACCTCTATTTTAGTTGTCGGTTAATGAATTATACACCATAGAATAGAAAGAAGATTTAAGTTGTTTAATCTCCTCTACTGTTAAGTCTCTATTTATTTGAGTCTTAATCGGTTTTAGCCAGTTATTATATCCTGAGATAACGGTTATGTGGTCATTTGACTGGATGTTAGCAAACACCTTATTGATGATAGAATCATCTATTGTGCAGTAAGGTTGGAGACTAAATAGTATTTTTGTTTTGACAGTATCCATCTCCTTGGACTCTGCTTTAGATAAACTTCTTAGATTTTTCTTAGTATAAAAATCCAATAAGATTGGGTTGATAATCTCATTGATCTTTTCTTGGGCCTCATTAGCCCAAAGCATTAGACTAGCTCCTGTTTGTGGGGAAAACTTTTTGGTTTGTCTAGTACTAGAATCTTTACTTAGCTTTGGTCTTCCTTGACCTGGTATTCCTGGCAATGATTCTGGCGAATCATTTGCCAACTTCGTTGAGGGACCAGCCTGAGGAGTCTTTTGCTCCACAGCTGTTTTTTCTCCGCTCTTCTTTTTCTCTAGTTCAAGACCTACCTGACTAGGAGTTACAATTCCTGTTTGTAAAGCAATCTTCTTAAGAGCATTTTCAACTTGTGGATCATTCCATGGTCCTGCTTTTGGAACCATTCTATTAGAGTCTCTTTCTCTAGATTCTCTATTAAGTCTACTCTTCTCCATGTCTGGATCAATGCCAAACTTGACTTGTAATAACTCATCGCTAATAAGATTTCTATCTGCTAGTTGAATCAATAAGGCTTTTTCAGAATCTTCATTACTAAGATCCATACGATCAAATTCGATTCTAGCACCATACTTAAATCCCATAGCCTTTTGAACTAGCTCTATTTCTTTTTCCCAGAAAGAAATCAACATATCTCTTCCATACTGAAGTCTTTGAGTTAATGTCTTCAAAGAGATGAAGTTATTAGTTGTTCCGGCTGCTCCAAAGGTTCCGGTTAGTGTGGGAGGGATACCAAGATCAGCATATACATTATTCATATGCGGAATATATTTACCTTCTCCCAAAAATTGATGAACGCTTGTTTTGGATTCTAGTAATTCAATGTCTGGACCCCAGACCAGATCCATGGTTCCTCCACCAACATTATTTCCTAAAATTTGTGCTAGTTTAGCCGTTGCTGCTTTTGTTGGAGCAATTTTATGTTCTAAACTACCTAGCTTAAAAATACGAATATTAGATATGGCTCCATCAAGAGCCGCCATATCAGCTAGTTTTAGTTTTTCTATAACTGTGATATCGTCCATAATGGAATATACCATAGGATAAGCCCAGCTCTGCCAATCATCTTTCTTGTAATGAAATACAAGTGTCTTATCTGGATCTAATGGGTATGGTTTTTTCGTTTTTGCTGCTTCAAGAATCTGAGAGGGTAATTGACTAATAATAGACTGTTCAGCACTATTTTGTGGACTGTTAATAATTTTTCTAAGCATAGCAGGTAGTGTTAATTCGTATCTTTTATCTGTTACGAATGAAGACAAAGCTCCTGCTGAAACATCAACAAATGCTGGATCTATAAAAGTATATCTCCAAGGAATTTCTCTTTTCTCTATCGGAGTATTGTCTAGATCTGTGACTTGAAGATCAGCAGTAGCTGTAGCCCTATAAAGCTGTTCTGAAACCTTAAGGCTTAACTTACCTGTTTGTCTATGTAGAACAACATTTCCCGTTCTATAAAGATTGTTGAGAAATCTTTCGCTTCTTTCTTTACCTCTTATCTTTTTAAACCATTGCCTGTAAAATCTTTCCATTCTTTTATTTTTATGAGTTAATCTGATTCCTTGAGAAGCGAAGTCTCCCATGAGATCAATAACGTTTTTAACTAATCCTACTTTTTGATAAACCTCATCAGCTCTGCGTATAATATCCTTAATTCTCTTAGGTACCGCTTCGTCCGGACGGAAATAATCGTAATCAGATCTAGTTAATCCTGGTCTTCCTCCGGTAGCCCCATCAAGATTACCATAATCTACTCTGTAAAATCTACCAGCCTCTGCTCTTTGAACTAATGTAAATTCATCAAGAGACTGAGAGGAGGTTTTTAGGGCTTCTTGTTTACTGGCTAAATCATCTCCCCATGTGACATATGCTTGTTCGTCTCTGGGTTGGGCATCTTGAATAATCTTGTTCTGTGGTTGTTTTTTAGCCATAATGTTTGATAATTATATTGTAATGGGATTGTATTAGCATTATACTTACTAAATACACTATTGTCTGTAAATTCCTGTATATATATCATCATTAGCTGCGTCAGTAAACCAAGATGGACCTTTATAAAGTTGACCATTATTTTTTACAACATCTCTAAGGTTGCTTCCTATTACTTCGTATTCTACTGGCTGTAAAGATCTTTTAATTTGTCTAGCTAACATATTTGCTATAATTAAAGAGCTGTAACGGTCTTTTCTTAATCTTCCTTTTTTCCCTTGTTGTAGCTTAACTTCCGGAGTATCCCATCTGTCTCTGGAATTAGGGCCATTGCTAGTTTGTGTCATAACAATTGTAGTTAGTTCGTTTTTGAGTTCTTCTATCTCCAAAATACATTCACTTAAACTATCATAGATAGGATTTAAATCACTATCCATAATATCTTTTCCTTCTTTCTCTATCGCTAATCCAAGAGTCAAAGCATCAAATCTAGGAAATAATAATGATTTATCTTCTAGATCTTTTCGTAATCCGTGATTAGCTTGTGCTGTCCATTCTGCTTTAGCGAATTGAATTAATTCTATAAGATGCAAACCCGGCTGATCATCAGTATCTCTAGCTTTTTCTGGATCTATAATTGGCCATATCACAGTTTCTCCCTGTTCAAGTTTAGATGGGTCATGCAGAGCTTCTTCAATAGCTACGCCGCCTCCTTGAGCATCCATACCTATCCTAGCGCATGGAAATATTTTCATCAGATTTCTAATCTTTCTAGCACAGAAGCCATAGAAGTCATGTTCTGTTACTAATCCTGTTTTTTGTCTATCTTTAAAGTTGCTTCTATTGGTTGTCCAACAGTATACTATTCTACTGTGGTCCGGATGTAGTTCTAGTATAACGATACTGAAGTTATCTTGCTCGCTAGCTGGATCGATACCATATATGTACTGAAGATCAGGTTTTCCTGTAATAGCAGCATCAAAAAATACTGGTTTGTTATTGATTAATATTGGTTTAACATCTGAAGTAACACATCCCTCAATCAAACTTCTTTTAAAGAAGCCTTCGCTGTCACTAACAAAACAGGCAGCGTATTCCATATTATATATTCCACTATGGATAGTGGCTTTGGCTCTTGATACTTGTTTATCGTCCATGAAACCTTTTGGAACCATTTCGTAAGGAATACGAATAATACTATAGTCTTTCCAATTAAAACTATCTGGAACTTCACCTTTAAACATCTCTTCTAGTTTTTTCTTGTCTCCTTTGCTCTCAATAATAGTTTTGTATCTTCTCCAATACTGAGCAAAGTGCTTAAAGCTATAGTCTGCTGTTCCGGATATTATAGCTTGATTACCCATCTTGGTATTCAAAATCTCCAGGTCCTCATTCCAAACTCCTGCTTCTGTCATAGCTAGTTTTTTAGCTTGTTCTTTCACATTCTGTATAGGACTAGCACTTACTGCCGCGAATCCTGACACTACCGTTTCATAAATATCTGGAGATATAGAAGCAAACTCGTCAGCAATAATAATATGTGCTCTTAATCCTCTGATCTTGCTACCGTCACCCATAGGGATAGCAATTGTCCAACTATCTCCCAATCTCATAGTACATCTATCAACGTCTTTTCTTGGGCCATCGTCACTACCGGTAAATATGCTTCGTAAAATTGGACTAGTTCTCCAAATTGTTTCCATATATTCAAAAATAATCTTACTCTGTCTGAAAGCAGCACCAACAACAACTATTTTAGTACCAGGATAAAATGCGCATCTTAAAACACAATAAAGAGCTAAAAGGAAAGACTTACCCCAGCCACGACTAGCAATATACATGGGGAATGGACGTATCCAAAATTCTTGTAAAATAGCCATCTGGATAGGATGTAACTCGATATTAAAGAGAAGTTTACAAGTGGCTCCTATATATTTAGGATTCCTTAAAATTTTCATTAAGTGTAAATCAGGATTTTCAATATCCTTTTTACTTCTGTGGATCATTGGATTATTTGCCAGAACAACCTGAGATAAGTCGCCCAGTCCTAGCCAAGCATCTTCAAATATTTTTTTGTTTTTGGACTCTTTCAATGTAATGCACCTTTTTTAAGATATATTCAGCCATCTTCTCTGCATCAGATTGAGACCCACAAAATAATACTTTAATATTATGACTTAATTGAAGCTCTAAGATATGCTTAACAATAAAAGCTGGGGTTATTTTAACTTTATCCCAAAGTCTTCTGGGTAAATTAGAGCCTATTGGATAGTTAAGAACTTGTTCTAAATCAAACTCAAGAAGTAAAAAAGCATACTTATATTGACTCATTCTATCAACAACGTCTATGAATCTAGACTCTGTAATATTATTAGCAACTTCGGTTACGCTTTTCTTTCTTTCTATGCATATAACATCCTCTAGTCCTTCGATACTATAGTCTCCAGTATCTAACTTTCTACTGGCCGTAGTATAGTGTTCAAAGGACCAAGGTTGTTGTTCTCTCGTGTCTATTATTATGGTGAAATCATCGTGTTTAGTCATCTTCCCCCACAGGTAGATTAGCCCTTAGCTTGCGAGATCTGTTAATGGCTCTTTGAACCATAGCTTTGCCGACCATATCGATAAATGGCAATCCTCTCTTCTTAGCTTCGTCTCTTAGCCAAGATAGGATAGTTTCCATATTTTCTTCGCACCAATCCGGCCCCTTATCATTCATTTCTAGAGCATGACGGCGACAAGAACAGGTCGAAGAAGAGCTAATGCCAAGAGTTTTAATCATTCCTGTTAAAATAGATCCTGGACCATCTGGGTCTTGTTCAAGAGTTCTTGGGTACATGGCTTGCAGACTAGCTTGAATATCGTCTCCTAGTCTGGCCTTTAATGCTGCTTCTGCCTGTGCCTGAGTCCAATCTCCCATCACATCATACTGATCGCCTGTGAATAAATAAATATGGGCTGGAGTATTATCAATTCTTGCTACTACACTCTTTTCATGAGGAGTATCTATGTATGATATTTTTAGCTCATTTAAAACAATAGGTTCTGGAGTAACAACCTTGTTTGTACTATTGTCTGTATAAGGAGGAGGATTTAGAGTAATTGGTGAGTTTAGTGTAATCATGATTTTTTCCTTTTGTTATCTTGTGTGAATTTTTGAGCTACTAGAATCTGCAAAAATGAATAACTATAATCTTCTTCTTTACCTTTAATAAGGTCGTGATGTGCTTTGCACAAGGTAATTCCATTATTGACCTCAAATCTTAATCCTGGAAAATGTGCCCAAGTTTTGATATGGTGTGCGTTAAGTTTCTTTCTTGATTCGCAATTAGGCCATTGACATTTATGATTATCTCTTTCATAAACTGCTTTTCGCCATTTTTTATATTGAGGATCTCCAAAATTTCTAAACATTAGCTAATCCTGGCGGTGGACCTCCAAAAGAAGCGTTTAAATGTCTGGCTATTTGATTGGCCGATTCAAAATCTGAATACACCATATCAGAAACCAAATCTTTAAAAGATATTTCTGGTTCCCAGCCTAGTATATCTCTTGCTCTAGTAGAATCACCTTTAAGATAGTCTACTTCTGCTGGTCTATATAAGGAGGGATCTATTTCTAAATAGTCTTCGTAATTGAGATTAAATAATCCAAAACTAATCTCAAGAAACTCTTTTACTGTGTGTGTTGATCCTGTGGCTACAACAAAATCTTCTGGAGAATCCTGCTGAAGCATCATATGCATAGCTCGTACAAAATCCTTAGCATGTCCCCAGTCTCTATAAGCATAAATATTTCCTAATTTTAAAGGACGATAATGAGAGTCTCTTAAAAATCCATTAAGTAATTGTCCTATGTATTTAGTAATCTTTCGAGTAACAAAGTTTTCGCCCCTTCTTGGGCTCTCGTGGTTAAATAAAATCCCACAACAAGCATATAATCCATAACTCTCTCGATATATCTGAACCATTCTATGACTTGCTAGTTTTGCTACGGCATATGGACTTTGAGGAGCAAAAGGAGTATCTTCATTTTGATATTTTCCATCATTTCCAATAGTATAGTTTTCTCCAAACATTTCGCTTGTGCTAGCTTGGTAGAATCTGGTCTTAGGAGATCTAGCTTTGAGAGCTTCTAATAAGTTGATGACCCCAGTGGTATTAATTTCAAAAGTGGTGAAGGGTTGCTTGAAACTGGTACCCACATGGCTCTGGGCTGCTAGATTATAGAATTCATCTGGGGTATATTTTTCCAAAATCCTAGAACAGTCGCTTGGGTCAGTTATATCAAATTCTTCTAGTTTAAAGTTAGGATGTTCTAGTAGGTGTTGAATTCTCATAAAGCTATTGGTGCTACTTCTTCTATGTAGCCCAATAACATTATAGTCATTATCTAATAGATAATCAGATAAATATGATCCGTCCTGTCCTGTAACACCTGTTACTAGTGCAGCTCTACTCATGCTTGTTCCTCTACGCTATCTGGAGTTAAAAAGGGCTTGTCTATAACTTTGTCTTCGTAAGTATGATAATCTTCAAGCTTGGTTCTGTATCTGTCCGTGGCCATAGATAAGATTTCCATTTCTCTTCCTTCTTTGTCTCTTAATTCTTCGTCCTCTAACATTCTTATTAAGCCCACCCAAGAACTTTTTCCATCTTCAATTCTTTTAATTCTTTGTTCTCTAGTTGCTTTCAAGTCCTTACTAATCTTTTGTTGCTCATTTAAAAGTTTAGTATATTCATTTGTATAATTCGCAATACTATTGCGAGCAAAGCTCAGTTGAGTTTCTAGATTCGCTAGTTTCGGAATGTCTCTTTCCGATTCTGGTTTTTCGTATTCGCGATCAACTTGTTTTTGTAATTTTTCCGTTTCAGCTATGTGTCTTTTTCTTTCCTTCATGCTTCTATTAATTAAAATATCTATAGTAATAAATTGTTTAATTTGCAATTCTTCTGCTGGTAAAACGTCCTCTCTAAATTGTTTAATTAAACCAATCCATGTTTCTTCAAAATATTTTAACTCACCAGTATCTTCGTCAAACTGTCTAATAATTTCCTGCCAAAAGGTTTTAGAATGCAATTTTCTTTTGAGTGTTTCTTGCTCATTCTTTTCGTCGTCTGGAACTATGAGCTGACTCTCATTAATGTATCGTAATATTGGAGCTTCGCTCCTATTGAGAGCTTCTGCAATTTCTAGTGTGGACAGCTTATTAAAGTTATCTCTAATAAACTGCTCTTCATCAAGAGCTAGTTGTCCTCGTTTTCTTGGTGATTTTCTAGGTTCCACTGATTTTCCTTTAGGATATCGGTAATATGTTTCTTCAATTTATAAAGTTGTTGTTTAGGTATTTTAATTCCGTGCTTAAGTTTAAGATAACATTCTCTAAATTCTGTTTGTATATTTTGATCTAGAAATTTAATAATTTCACTATTTTGTATAGTATGAAAAAGCTCGTCTTTTACTAATGAATTATGAATATTCTCATTGTCACTAATATAGGAAGGCTGCATGATATTTTTTTTGCTATCATTTCGCTTAGCCCATGCGGCGTAAAGCTCACATTCGCTTTTGTCTTTATATTTGGAGCACTGATTTACTGAGCATTTATAAGACTTATCAAACAAAGGACAAGTCAAACACGGCTTGTCTGGCCTTTGATAATTGTTTCTTTTGTAATTGAATAAGCGATTTCTAACATGGGTCCAAAGAAAATTTTCTAGGGGTCTTTTGTGGTCGTATTTTTCTAACCCTTCCAAAGCAAATATTGCTGCTTGTTGTTTCATATCATCTATTTCATGATATGCAAACTTAAATTTATTAGCTAATCTTCTACTAATATTTTCTAGAACCGTTAAAAATTCTGCTTCTGAAACCCCGTGTAAATTATCCTTATTCTTTTTTTTCGTTATTCTTATCTTGTTCTTTTTCTTCATCTTCTAATAGTTCGGCTATTGTTTTGGTTTGAATAGTCTTCAGATCCTCGGAAATATCCTGTATGCTTCCAACAGCCTTGACTTCAAGAATGGAGTCAGTGAGCTTAATCTCAGGATTTATCATATTTTCTCCTTGCGCAAAACTTGTCAATATGTAGTATAATAGAGTTATATAGTCTTTAGTCAATATTTACACCAAAAGGAACCATTTTATGGCTAATTATAAAAAGTGGACAGATGCTGAATTAAAGTTCATTAATGAAAACCAGAAGCTGCTTAGTGATGATGAGTTGGCCAATAAACTTAGTCAAATGACTGGTCAAAATGTTACTACAAGCATGATTCGTAGACAAAGGCGTAAGCTAGGTATAAAGAAGGCTAAGGGTCGTAGACCAAAGAACAGGATCGTAGAGAGTCCAGAAGAAAACAATACTCAGATTGTTTGATTAAGAGTAGTAGTGAGTAAAAGAACCGTAAAAACATTAGGAGCTAACCTTATGGTTGGCTCTTTTTGTATATTTAATAGAAAATCGTTACTAGTATCAGTCGTTATAGGTCTCTTCTACGAGTTCTCGCGATTCATAACTATCTTGATCTACTTTAATAGTGTAAACTAAGTTATTATTTAGTAATGAGCACTTATAGATTGGATCATTGTTATTGTTCTTAATTTCTTTAATAACATTGAATGACATATCTGTTAATAAAGAAAGGTGCGACTTCTCAGTTGTTTGTCCTGTTACTATAAATTTATCTTCATTAAAGATTTTATTTAATCTGTAAATATAAACTAGCCCCAAATCAAACTCTTGAGGATTTGTAATTCCTTTTAATATTTTTCCATTTTTACTAGGATTGGCATAATACGCAATATTATCAACCACTGTTCCACTGAATGTTTCTTGAATAATAGTAAAATTTGAAACTACTACTGGGTCCAATGGAGAAATATCTAAAGAGCATAGATAGTAAACTATGGGAGTATTTGGTCCCTTATTAAATCCTGCCGTATAATATAACTTATTAGAATATAGATGAGGATTACATTCTAAAACAACTTCTCCGTGCTCTGGCGAGGAACGAGGGGTTGGGATTGGGGCCATTTGATTAGTGTCATAGTTCTTATGATAGATTTTCCATGGGCGAAGTGAGTATTCGTTACCGAAAACTAAAGTTCTTAGCCCTGGAGAATAGCAATAAAGAAGACATTTTTGACCGTTGTTATTGGAGTATAAAAATGGTTGACTGCTATTAATCATAAAATTTCCCTCTAAAATAGATATTGTATTAGATAATACCCCAAAATACAGAGATTAAATATTTTTATGCTACTGATATGTCTACATCTATTGTTGAAATACTAGTAACTCCTGTTGAACTTACGCTTATGACTCCAGTATTGCCTACTCCTGCTGTTTCTCCTCCTCCTGGGCCTGGAATTTTTGGAATAATTGGCATGATCATTAATAGGACTGGTGGTCCTCCTATTCTTAGCCCCTTAAAGATGTTTAAGATCCTGTCATAAATACTAGGAGCTACGTTAACTGGTCTTGTTTTTCCTATTGCTTCAATCACCTTGAGTGTTGCATCTGTAGCTCCTTTTTGGGCTGCTGTTGCATTTTTCAAATCAAAGGTGACTGCCTGTTTTTTAGTAATTGTTTTAATTGTTCTTGATTAAGAACTCCACTATTTATAAGTTGTCTAATATTTTCTGGGGTTTTATTAAAAAGAACAGTTGCCTGCTAAAATTATGTCTAAAGCATCCATGTCAACAATCTCAATCTCTACCACAACAGTACTGCGAGAACCGCAAGGAATAGTTACTGGTACTCCATTAGGATATAGTGCACTAGTCGTACTACTAGTAATCACATATGAGGGACAGCTAACACAATCGTCGATACCTCCAGAACCAGTCAATTCAGTTGGATATGTAACATCTTGTTGACAAATTAACTGATTAGTAATAGAGTTATAGTTAACTGCTCTATATCCTATACTGTCACACCTAGAGTGATTCATTATCCCATTAGAATATGATGGTGGTGGAGAGTTGGGAATAGTAACGCTATATCCGCAAGTATAAGGTATTGAATTATCCATTCTAAAAAAGTAAATATATTTTATATATACACTATTTGTTTTTTTAAAAAGCAGATTTGACCTGAGACGCCGACAAGTTACAATAAAAGTGTTATGTTACCAATCCTGGAGAAAATCATGAAAAATTTACTATGTTCTTTAACGTTATTGTTTATGATGGGAAACTTAGCCTCTGCTCAATATCCGGTAGTTACCCAAGGTTGGGTTCCAATGGTGGTTAATAATACCCAATATGTTCCTTACAATTATTCTGTAACTAATTATTATACCACTATGGTTCCGGTAAATGTTCCAACTATTCAATATGTTGCTACTCCAACCTATTACTATGCTCCAGTTGTTCAACCCTACTATTATGGATATCGTCCATTCTGTCATAACTGGAATAGACCAGTTTATAACTATCAATATTTTCCCTATAGGTATTAAAATATGGCCAAAATCTTAGTTACTGGTGGAAGTGGCTTTTTAGGAAAGTTTGTAGTTAAAGAGCTATTAAAGACTTATAAAAAAGAAGAAATTTATGTTCCAAGAAGTTCCATATTTGATTTGACGAATCGTTTTCAGGTTGACCACTTATATAGTCATACTAGTCCGGATATTGTGATTCATCTGGCCGCTGTTGTTGGTGGTATTGGTGCCAACATGGAAAATCCGGGCAAGTTTTTTTATGACAATATGGCTATGGGATTACATTTGATCGAAGGAGCCAGACTCCATAATGTTAGAAAGTTTGTGCAGATAGGGACGGTTTGTGCTTATCCTAAGATTTGTAAGGTGCCTTTCCTTGAGGAAGATATTTGGGAGGGCTATCCTGAAGAAACTAATGCTCCTTATGGAATAGCCAAAAAAGCATTATTTGTGATGCTAGAGTCTTATAAGAAACAGTACGGATTAAATAGTACCGTTTTAGTTCCTTGTAATTTATACGGGCCTTTTGATAACTTTGATCCGAAGAGTAGTCATGTTATTCCGGCTTTAATTAGGAAATTGGTTGAAGCAAAAATTAATAAAAGTCCTTTTGTAGAGTGTTGGGGTAGTGGTAATGCTACAAGAGAGTTCCTATATGCTGAAGATGCTGCTAAAGCAATTGTTGCTTCTATAGAGATTGATACAGATTCTTCTCCCGTTAATTTGGGTGGGGGGATTGAGATTAGTATAAGAGATTTAGTAAATAAAATAAAGGATCTTTGTGAATATGACGGAGAAGTAAGATGGGACTCTTCAAAGCCTGATGGTCAGCCCCGAAGATTCTTGGATATTAGTAAAGCCGAAAGAATATTGGGGTGGACTCCAACTAAAGATTTTACTGAGGGGTTGAGAGAAACAATAAACTGGTACCTCTCAACATTATAAATGTGTGGTATAGTTGCTTATAAGGGACATCAAAAGTGTCTATCTTTATTATTAGACGGATTATCTTCTTTAGAGTATAGAGGATATGATAGTTCAGGGGTGAGCTTTATTGTGTCTGGGAATTTAATAACTATCAAACAGGCTGGTAGTGTGGATGATTTAAAAAGCTCCATACAGAACCCTGATATAGAGACCACGGTAGGTATTGGTCATACACGGTGGGCAACTCATGGAAAGCCATGTAAAAGGAATTCTCATCCTCATGTGAGTTTTGATAATAGACTAAGTTTAGTTCATAATGGAATAATAGAAAATTATGAGGAGCTTAAAGTCTCTTTGGAAAAGAAACATAATTTCGTTAGTGATACTGATACTGAGGTTCTTTTGTATCTTGTTTATGATATTTTGCAGGAAAACGGGGATTTGTTTGAGAGTGTTAAGTTAGCGTTAGAGAAAGTTGTGGGGGCTTATGCTGTGGTCTTTTTAGACGGCGAAACTGGTCAAATGGTAATCTCTCGAAAGGGCAGTCCATTAGCTATTGGGATTGGAAAGAATGAGTTTTATGTGGCTAGTGATACTGTGGCTTTTGGTAATAGAGTAGATGAGGTAATTTATTTAAAAGAAAATACTGTTTGTAAAATTAGTGATAAATTAGAAATGTTTGATATGAGTAGGGGGATCGAAGTGGAGTATGAGGTTGAGAAGGTTTACTCTAATATACTACAGATAAATAAGGGATCTTATGATAGTTTCATGCTCAAAGAGATTTATGAGCAACCTAAAGTTATTGAAGATGCTATTAGTGGAAGACTAGATGGTTATAGAATTAAATTTGGGGGTCTAATTGGTTATGAAAATTTATTTAAAAATGCTAAGCATATAACAATAGTGAGTTGTGGGTCGTCTTGGCATTCGTCTCTCCTTGCAAAGTACTATATTGAAGAGTTTTGCAAGATTAAGGTGAGTGTGGAGTATGCGAGTGAGTTTAGATATCGCAAACCTTGTGTTGAGAAGGGGGATATTGTTATTGGAATTAGTCAAAGTGGGGAAACTGCAGATACTATTAGTGCTTTAGAGATAGCTAAGATATACGGGGCGATTGTTGTGGGGATTTGTAATGTTCCTAATTCTACTATAGCAAGAATGACGGATTGTGGAATTTATTTGCGGGCTGGAGTTGAGGTGGGTGTGGCTAGTACTAAAGCTTTTACTAGTCAGGTAATCTGTTTACTTATGTTAAGTTTGTGGATTGAACAGCATGTCGGGTTGATGGATTTATCTCATAGAAGAAGAATAATAGACGATTTGAGGGGGTTATCTGATTTATCAATAGAATGCTTGAAGTGTCATGAAAATGTAGAATTTTTAGCTGAAGAGTTTAAAGAGATGACTAATTGCTTGTTCTTAGGGCGTGGATATAATTTTCCAATAGCTCTTGAGGGGGCTCTTAAGCTAAAAGAGATAAGTTATGTTCATGCCGAAGGATATCCTGCAGCAGAAATGAAGCATGGACCTATTGCTTTGATAGATAAAAATATGCCAGTGGTTGTGGTAGCTAATAATGTAGGGCAATATAGTAAAATAGCAAATAATATTAAAGAGATTCAAGCCAGAGATGGAAAAGTGATAACAGTATTTTCTGAAAATGCTGCTGCTGGAGACTATAGAATACGAGTTCCTTTTGTAGAAGATGCTTTGAGTCCTGTGATGGGTATAATTCCATTGCAATTATTCTCCTACGTTTCAGCAGCTTTAAGGGGAAGAAACGTTGATAAGCCAAGAAACTTAGCAAAAAGTGTTACTGTCGAATAATTAAATTTTCTGTTGATTTTTCAAATTCTTCTACTAAGATTCGTCAAGGTGTAGGAACGCACAATTTAATCTTTTCTCTATTTAGGTAGGAAACCAAATGACAAAAGCATGGAAGTTGGTTGGTCCAGAGTCTCTTGAAAATAAAGCATTATTATCAGTAGTTCCTAATGATCCAAGAATTAACGATCAGTGGGGATTGCAAAGCATATCATCTTATCAAGCATGGCAGTATGGTACTGGCTCCAAAAACGTTGTGGTTGCTGTAATAGATAGCGGTATTGATTTAACCAATCAAGATTTAAAAAATAATTTATGGGTTAATCCTGGAGAAATAGCAGGCGACGGAATAGATAATGAGAACAATGGATATATAGATGATGTTAATGGGTGGAATTTTGCCAATAATAATAATGATGTTCAGGACCGATACGGACATGGAACTCATGTGGCTGGCATAATTGGTGCAGAAGGGGCTAATGGTTTGGGGGTCACGGGGATTAATTGGAATGTAAGTTTGATGGCTTTAAAGTTTATGGATGATAAGGGTGTGGGTGATACCGGTGGAGCTATACGAGCCATGGATTATATAGGTATGATGAAGAATACTTATGGAGTAAATGTGGTAGTAGCTAATGCTAGTTGGGGTGGGGGGACTGGTTTTAGTAATATGTTATATGGGGCTATTAATAGATTGAATGATTCTGGAGTAGTATTAACTGTGGCTGCTGGTAATAGTGGTAGCGATAATGATATTACTCTTAGATATCCTAGCTGTTATGATAGCGATAATATAATTAGCGTGGGAGCTTTGAGTAAATATGATGGGGTGAGTTTGGTTGGCTTTTCTAATTATGGAGCGTCCACTGTGGATCTTGCTGCTCCTGGTAGCATGATACTATCTACGATTCCATATAATAATTATGGATACTTAAGCGGAACTAGTATGGC